AATGCCACGCAATGCGCCGAGGATCAGCTGGGTCCAGCTGTTAGCGCGAACGCCAGGCACGATTGCCAGCAGTTCAGAGCCAGCCAGCAATGCCACGGCGATGCTGGTGATGTCTTCCGGTGTCATCGAAAGTTGTCAGCTGCCGACAGTCTAATTCTGGAGCGTGAGCGTGCTGGCCGCCAGGGAGAAGGTGCCGTTGCTGGTCGTGATGTTGCTGTTGAAGTCGTTGTAGGCAACCAGCTCATCAGCACTTGCTAGTCCGCCGCGGGATTTGTAGTACACCGCGCCGCGTGCGGTGATGGTGCTGCTGGTCCAGGAAACCGCTGCAAACTGAATGGTCACCTTGTCGTTGGCGGTGTCCTTGGTGACGGTGACAGGCGCGCTGATGCCGCCAGCGGTGTAACCAGTGCCGCTGACTTCATTGGTGACGGCAGAGCGCTTGAGGTCGGTGTCCTTGTCCGCGTTGTAGGACGAGGAGACCAGCAAGACCTTGAAGCTGTCGGTGTCGAAATCGATGGCGTTGCGCGCCATGTCATCGATACAGGAGTTGTAGACGAAGGAAGCCATCAGGGTGCAGGCGGCTGCGGCCAGGTGATGTCAAACGGGTTGGCAGCATCGGCCAGGTCGCGCAGGGCCTGGCGGTAGGCGGCCCATGCGTCACGATCGGCGCCGAGGTCGTAGTCGGTGATCTGCGTCCAGTCGCAAGACTGCAGCAGCTGGATGCGCCGTTCGCGGACCTTGGCGTGCTGCGTTTGCAGCTCATCGAAGCTGTAGGGACGCACGACGTACTCAAGCGCCTCACCGTCCCAGTCGATTGTTTCCAGCTTCGGGTTGCACTCGGGGCGCTCGTATGGGCCGCTGTAGCCGGCACGCTCCAGCTCGTCAGGCGTGAAGGTGGTGCTGTCCGTGCGGGTGCTGCCGTCCGCAAAGCGGATGCGGTGGGGGAGGGGTGCAGGGGTGGATTGGCGATGGGAGTAGAGGGTCATGCGTCAGGGAATGCTGCAGTAGGTGCGGTGAAGTTGGCGGTGTAGCGGGCTACGCCTTTAGTTACCCTGAACTCGTCAATTTTTGCGTTTATGGCAAAAGATGTAGTGTAATAATACCCAATACGAAGTTGATTTGTGGAATGGTTGGTGGAGTTAGAGAGGGTCGATCCTAGCTGCGTTCCATCTATAAACATTCGCGCGCTTGATCCACTTCGCGTAACCGCAAGATGCTGCCAGGCGCCGGTTGTTACAGCGCCCAAATCAAGGCCGCTAGATCCGCTAAAATTTAACGTCCATTGTCCATTGACGATTGCTACAGCAAGTCCCTCGGATTCAGATCCAAAGGTAAAAAGGCCATCGTTCGTATTTCCGCTGTTGACATAAACCCAGCACTCGACAGTGTAATCACCTGTTCCAAGCGCAAACTTGGCATCGGCAGGAGTTGACAGGTAGTCGCCATTGCCATCAAGCGTTAGCGATCCAGTGCCGAACTTTGGGCTGTCAGTGCTGATTTGGGCATTTCCAGATGCTGTAATAGTGAATGCGTTGCTACTGCTATCGGTGAATGTTGTGCTTCCGTTGCTGCCGTCCATGTGCAGCAGCAGTGAAACATCACTCCAGTATAAATCGCCTGTTGTTGGCCAAATTGCCGCACGCTTTGCAACGCTCTGCTCATTCTGAAACCACAGCCCCGATGCGGCGCCAGTAGTAGGCGTGCGCCTGACGCCCATCAAACCGCCGTTGAAGCCCAACATCAGCTGATGTCCTCATAGGAGATGACCAGTTCCAGGTCGCTGGCAGCGCTGGCCTGTGCGCGAAGGCTGTGCCCTTCCTCCAGGTAGATGTACGCCTCGCGGGTGACGAGAACTTGAGTGGCATCAGCTGGCACGGTGATCGTCTTGCCGATGGCGTAGCCGGTGGTGCCGTTGTAATGCTCAAGGCTGATGTCAGCAGCTGCGGTGCCGTCCACGTTGGCGCAGTACACCGAGTTAATTTTTAGTACCTTGCCGCTGCTGGCGCCATTGCTCAGCGCTGCGGCCATCGAGGTGGTGACGGCATAGCCCACGGTCTTGCCGGTGACCGTCGTGACCGAGCTGCCGCTCTTGATATTGGGCGCTGCCATTGATCACCGCCAGGTGGTGTATTGATCTTCATTCCAGAATAGCGACGCCGCGAAGCCATCATCATCAGCTGCGGTTCCAGTAGCCGCCCCAGCGGCCCACACCACATTCACTACCAGGTCGATCTCGCCGGTCTGCGTTGCAGCGCCTGGATTCCAGAGCACGCTTACTGCCAAATCCAGGCCGGTAGCTGGTTCGGGCGATGGCAGCCAGTTGTCGGCTGTCATCAACGCCACGCTTACGTTCACCAGCCCGCCGCTGAGATGCTCCTCCTCCGGCGGTTCTTGATATCGCCAGCGAGTGCCGGCTGGCACGATATTATCAACGCTGCTATGGCCTGCCCAGATTTCAGCCGGCAGCAGAAATGGAACCATTGAGCCATCCTGATTGCGATAGTGATCACGGATGCTCAGCATCTCAAGCTGTGTTAGGTACTCATACTCCAACGTCATGCTCAAGGCGTTGCTGTAATCAGAATGCAAAAACTTGATGACGCCTCCGCTTAAGTTTGCTTCACGAGAGACGGCAAAGCTGCCAAAGCTATAGCGACGAACCACTGGTACTACAGGCGGATATGGTGCAATAGCAGCGCCAGCTGCATAGAGCAGCGCATCACCTGGCTGTCCGTACCATTCAGCCCAAAACGCAGCGCTCATCAGCTTAGTTTGTCAGGTTGATGACACTAGCCGAAACGCTAAACGTCCCACCGGCAGACGTGACGTTGCCATTGAAGTCAAGGTAAAAGACAAGTTCGTCCAGACTGCTGGAACCGCCGCGTGCTTTATAGACAACAGCTCCTGCGGTGGTGAATGAAGCCGATGGCCAGGACACAGCGGCAAAGGTGATGATCTTTTTATTCGTGTCATCGCTTAGGCTGCACACCACGGCATTGCCTCCAGCGGTGTAGCCAGTGCCGCTGACTTCATTGGTGACATCGTTTCGCTTGTCATGCGCCGACTTCGATGCCGCATACGAGCTAGTCACCAGCATCATTTTAAAAGAGTCGGCGCCAAAGTCGATATCACTGTTTACCAGATCGGTAAGCACTGAGTTGTAAACAAAGCTGGCCATGGTTTTTTCTTAGTCTAAGGGCCGGTTTCTTGCAGCCGCATGATGGTGTTGTCGGTCCACTGCAGATTTGTGGTGAGCACTGTTCCGTTGTTGGCGCCGTATGCTTGCCCCAGGTCAATCATGCACATGGCGTAAGACTGACTGAATAATGTCTGGGTGTTGAAGGTCCGCTCTCCTAAGTTGCAGCACAACAAAACGGAGCGAACTCCTGAAAGCAGCGGAACGGTGTTAATGAATCCGCTTGTGCTAGTTGGTAGATTTGAAGTCAACCTAACAGACGTGCTGGTAGCGGAGGAATTTGCGTGATATGTTGTTTTAGGCCCAGGATTGTTAGTGGCTTCTGGCAACGCTTGTCGATAATTGGTATAAAAGTAAGTCTCGCTCAAATTGGCTGGATACTGCAAGGCAATCGGTCCACTGTCCAGCAATCCCGTTTGCGTTGTAACCCCGTTTACTACTGACGCAGCCTTGAGAGGCCTGTCAAATGCAGCATCAAAAACATCAGACGCTGAAGAACAGCAAACCGCAAACACCCGTGAATTGCGTGGATAATTTGTGGCAAACGTAACAAGAATCAGCCCTGAGTTTGACCCAGCAGGGAAAAGCAAATCAAGGGGAAAAGCGTCAGCGTAAATTCCTACGCCTCGTTTTGCGGCGACGGTTAAAAGATTCTTGGTGTAAACATGTAGGGTTGCGGTCATGATTACAACAGGCTGTACTGGATAATGCCATTGGCGTGCCATTGCACGCCAAGCGATGTATTGGCGACCGCTGTCAGCGTTGCGCCGAAGTCTATTGTTGCGACTGCAGTAGACACATTGGCATACTTCAACAAGGCCTTTGCTGCGGTTATTCCGCTTCCGCTAGCTTTCCATACAACATTGTCGGCAAAAACACTTAGCACGCCTGCGTTGAATACATAGCGAAAATTCTGGAGACTTTTGCCACCAGCCGTATATCCGTTGCCAGTTGCTAATTCAACGTTGCTACTGTTGGTCAAGATAAGCCGGAGCTCGCCAAAAGGTCCGGCAATCCCTGACGTTGCACCAGCCTCAAAACCAGAGCTGCCTAATGGTTTGAAATTTGCAGTTAGTGTTACCGACATGGCTAGGCAATAATGTTTGCAAGGTTGGGTCGCACATCAACAGCCACTGTCATGATCACAGATGGAACATCAACAAACGTGCCGGGTTCGCCTGGCGTCAACGACAGTGCCAACGTTTGCGTTGTGCCATTTGATGCAGCAGCTTGACCGCCACCCACGTCAACGGTGATTGTGGCGTTGAGCGTGATTAAGTCCGCCGTTGGTGCCACTGCTGATTCCAGCGTTACACTCACGACATGACCGCCGCACGGCCAATCTTCTACCTCAGGTGGGTTGGCATAGCTCCAGATATAACTGCTTAAAGTGTAATCTTCTGCTCGGCTTGTGCCGCTAAAAACAAGAGCAGGCAAGCCGAACGTGCCATAACTGCCGCGCTGCAGGTTGTAATGCAATAGAAACGACAGCATCTCGGCTTCAGAAATGCCGATATAAGAGAGCGTTAGTGTCGAGCCAACCATAACATTGCCATGGCGCACCGTGTTTTCGTCACCACCGATCGCACGATAAAGCGTATTGGGATAAGTTCCAGGATTGAACTCGCGGGAGCTTGGAATCAATGCGGGATAACTGGTCATGATGCGTCCAGTCCATCGTCAGGATTGGTCACCGTACCGCTTGCCGTACCTTGTATTGGCAGGTTACCGAGCAAAATTGCAGTGCTTGGCACGATTGCATCTAGCTGGTCTTCGGTCGGCGGTGTCTCTTCGTTGCCAACCTGCACAAATGTCTCAGCTGGAACCGAGTCATCAGTGGCACGACCAGGGCTTTCGTCACAGCTCGGCCCGGTCTTGGTTGTATTGACCAGCCCGCCGTCATATACCACGCTGGCCACCGCTAAAGCCACGATGCTGCGACCCTGTTGATCCACTGGGTGATGAATGCACTCATAGCTCACAACACCCTCAATGCTTTTGTTCTTGCTGGTCACTTCATACAGAAAATCATGCACCGCTTCAGTCTGACCAGTTGATGTGCGCCGCAATTTGACGCGCACAATGCTGCCGAGTTCAACCTGCACGTTGTGCGCCTGTGGCCGCGCCTGGAAAGTGATTGAATGAGTGATGCCAACCCTGCTGGCAAGGATGTGTGCACCGACCATTGCAGCATGTTGACCATTAGTGCAGAACTCGCTGATGTCGTGCGTTTCGCTAGCAGCTGTTGATGGATCAGTGTCGCTGTATCGCACATCTACCGTACGGCTAATGCCAATGTCATCCTCCGCTTGCTGCCGCCACACCACACTCACAACAAATGGCTGCCGCTGCGTAAGCTCCGCATACGTCAGATTGAAAGTATCAGGAAGGATGGTGTCTTCGTCGAACTGGTAAACAGCGGCATTGTTTGTAGTGTTGATAATGCCAAGTGGTGTAATCGGCAGCAATGGCCGCAATCCGCGTTTGCCATTGATGCGACTTGGGCGAACAAAAAAGAACGGCGACCACTTTACAATCAGCTCTTCATAGTTTTGTTGTTGTGTCAGAATGGTGTCGCATGATAAACCATTGGCATCAATAAACTTGGCGCACAACGTTAAGCTGTTCGTGTCAATCATGCTGCTGCTTAGCTTGCCGATGTTGCTCAGCAGATAATTGCAGAGGTCTGCAAAATTGTTACTTGCGCCATAGCTACTATCCGCGAGTCGAGTAACGTTAATGCCGCCGCGAATAAACAGCCATACCTGACGATTCCATAACGTTGAGCCATTTGCTACCTGCCGACTAAAGCTGACCGTCGTGATGTTTGGGTAGCTGCCTATTGATCCACATGACTGCGGGCATTCCGGCAGTGTGTACCCGCTGCGTAGCACAATGGCGTTCTCTGGGATCCAGGTGCCCGCACGGCGATCAAACGTTTGCGTGTGAGAGCCATGACGACATGCCCCACTGAAAACATCTTTTACGGCAATTGGATCAACAAAGCCCTCTGATACCACCAGCAAATAGTACGCCGTGACTTGATTGGTGAGACTATTCTCGAAGCGTGCCTCACTAGCCGGTGGACTAATCATGACGCCACCACGGCCCGCCATTTGACGGCAGAACACGATCGGAACAGACGCGCCGATTGTCGCTGCCTGTTGCGCAACATCCATCGGTCGCTGCACTGGCGCCGGTGGTGAAGTTGGCGTAGCAGGTGGTGGCGTGACAACGGTCTGCACAGATGGCAGCGTTGCCGCAAAAGTCAACTGCGGTTGGTTTGCTGTGTTATCCATCACAGCCGGCATCCTGTTCCCATGATGGCGCTGGTCAGCGTGCGAGGTGGCACCTGCGCGCCGACGGTTGGCACCGGTGTGCCGAGGTCCATCTGCAGGCTGGTAAGAGATCCTCCGCCACCCAGGACTTGACCGGTGTAGCTCAGCAACAACTGCTGCTGCTCTTGCGGCAACTCATTGCCGTCCAAAGTGTCAAACTGATAAATGCTTAAATCCACCAAATGCGAATTGGTAATTGCCAGCTCAAAGGCATTCACTACCAATCCACTGGCTGGCGCTGTGACCGAAATATCTGTTTCGCTGCTGGTCAGCCCTTCGGAGAAGCCGCTTGCCGCAAACGGTACGTTTACCCACAACCCGCCAGCCCAGTTCACCGGCTTGCTGTAGTAGCTCTGCCAGCGCTGGATGGTGACACCAGCGGCTGAGTAAATCCGAAGGTACTGGGCTTGTGCGCGTGCCATCAGGACAGCCCCAACTGAATCCGCGTCGCTGGATTGCGCAGGCTATCAAATACAGAACGCACTGCCGTCCGCAGGCCAGCTTCAAACTCATCAAGCGTGACAAACCTCTGATTATCAAATTGAATCACGGGGCCAGTAGTAATCTGAATTATGGGATCAACGTCAAACGTATTATTCTGATGAATAGCAAGTTGCTTTGGTTGATCGTCGACTAGCAGGTTTTTATTGGGAGCACTGCCGGTTAAGCCGAGATCGGTGATTTGTTGCTCTAATCGCTTAAAGTTTTCCCGAGTAATGTCGCTTCTTGTGGTTGGTTGCAGGCTGCGCAACCAGGCGCTGTTGAGAAGCCTTCGCCACGAAAGCTCAGCGTTGAGCTGCGCAAAATCTTTCAGCTTTGACTCTGGCAGGATGAATTCATCCTGACCCCCTTCACCCACCATTGCGATAGTGGGTTTCGTAACCAAGCCACCCTGAGCAAACTTGGGAATGTTCAGCAATGGAATAGTAGGAATCAGGCCAAGAATCCCACCGAATGGTGACTTTTTCAGATTGGCGACGAGGTTGTTATACCGAAGAACAAAAGCATTGAATGCGTTCTCGAGATTTCGGAAGGCCAGCCGCAGTGTATTCCTGAGAATACTGACGATGCCATCCAATGGCGCCTTCAATGCTTTGGCAATACCTGAAAACAATCCAGTCACGAACTTCACCGCTGATTCCCAGTTGCTGCGCCACCACTTGAAATACGCCTTGACTGGCTTCTCCAGGATGTTCTTCACAAAGCCATCCCATCCTTTTTTGAACACACTGCCAAGCCAAGTGATGAACTTGCCCAGCGGCTCGCGGAATGCAATGGCCATCGCCACCACCGCCGCCACGGCCAGCGCTGTCCAGCCGACAGGGCCAGAGAAGAACGCCAGCAGCGCTGGCAGCACGGTGCCGCTCAGGAAGGCCAGCAAGCCTGAGAATGCAGCGCTGATGACGCCCATCGCGGGGCCAAGAGCAGCTGCCCAGCTGGCGATGGTGGCGCCAAGCTGCAACGCTGCAATCCCTTTGATAACGACCATCGCACCACTAAGGATCTGCACCAGCGAGCCAAGCGCAATCACCAGGCCGCCAACGGCTGCGATGGTGCCTTGCATCCAATCCGGCAGGCTGCTGAAACCAGTGGCCATCCGGATGACCAGATCAGTGATTGTGTTGAGCACTGGCATCAATGCAGTGCCAAGCTTCACGCTGAGCTCAAGCAGCTTGGTCTGAAGCACCACCAGTTTGTCATTGGCATCATCAGCACCTTTGGCAAACTTGGTCGTCATGGTGATGCCAAGGCTTTCTACTGCTTGGCGGCCACCATTAAGCAGTGGAATCATGTCCGCGCCAGACTTGCCAAATAGCTGGATAGCAAGCGCTGATTTCTTGGCGCCATCTGGCATCATCTTGAACTTGTCGGCTACTTCGAGCATCACCTCATCAGTGCTTTTCATCTTGCCGCTGGCATCCACCGCACTCAATCCAAGCGCTGCTAGAGCCTTCGCCACACCTTTCGGACCTTCGGCTAATTCCTTCAAGGACTCGATCTGCTCTTTGCTTGATTGCTTGATCAGCTTCACCTGGCCATCAGCGTGCTCCTTAGTCAGGTTCTTCTCTGTATTGATCCGGGTCTTGATCTGTTCTTCTTCGGTACGCTTGCGCTCTTCAAGCGCATCTTCCTGTTGCTGCTGCGCATCACGAAACTGCCGCGTGCGTTGCGTCTGCTGCTGCTGATAGCCACGATCCAACGCCTTCAAAACATTGTCTTCCTCGTCGCGCAATGCTTGCAGCTTTGCTTCCTTCTGCTGGTCAGTCAGATACTTATCATCCTTGATTGCCTTGGCACGCGCATCAAACGAACGCTTGATTGCGCGTTCCTCTTGCTGTTGTCTATCTTTTGCTGCATCGGCTTCCTGCCTTGATTGATCATCAAACGAATCACCCAGCAGTCTTGCTTCTGCTTTGTATCGCTTGTTGATTTCTCGCAGTCGATCGTCTGATTCCTTTTCAAGTGCCGCCAGCCGCTTGTCGGCAGCATCCTGGACCGCCTGAACCTGACGATCCTCGCCATCTTCTACCGCCTGCGTCGCATCCTGCAGCGCCTGCTCGGCTGTTTGCCCATACTCATCAGTTGCACCGGCAGCTGCAACCATGCCGCGGGCCAGCTTGACCATCGCGCCACCCACTGCATCGATCGTGGTGCCGCTCATCTTGGCCGCCTGGTCAAACTGACTCAAGCGCTCAACGCTGACGCCTGTCTTCTGCGACAGGTCATTCAGATTGTCCGCTGCATCAATGGCACCCTTGGCCATGGCCGCCAGGCCAACGCCGCTCACCAATGGCACCAGGCTGCCCAGCGCACCGCTCAGTCCGCCGGCGCTCTTGAGCATTCCACCGAGGCCGCTGCTGGCATTCTCTGCACCTTTCTTCAAGCCACCTATGCCCTTGGCGAGTGCCGTCACAGCACCTTCGCCATCAACCGATGCCTTGATCTTCAGCAGCGCTTCCATGACTGCCATCAGCGCTTCTCCAACTGCTTGTTGATCTGCGCCCTGGCGTGCAGTTCCATCACCTGCAAATCCTCCAGCACTACGGCCGGGTCGCTGATCTTATACAGGCTAGCAAGCTGCAACACCACTCCATAATCCAAGCCGATCACGCCATTGCTGGTAGGGCGCCACTGCGTCATGCAGCGGAGGAACAGATCGACCACCTCAGCATGTTCAGGCCACAGCTTGAAATGCTGCGGCGCAAACATAGCCTCTGGCAGCTCGATGCCATACTCTGCCGCGTCAGCCAGCAGGTCATCGTTTGCCTTCTCGCCGCGGAATAGGTGATCCACGGCGCCAGTCAGTTTTTTGCCTTGGCCTTCTCCACGCTTTCGATGTAGGTCTGCACCAACATCTCAGCAACAGTGGCCACCTCCAGCAGCTGCGCTTTGGTTTCCTCGGAGTACGGGATCTGCGTGGTGTTGTCGGCCTCGAAGATGCCGCTCCAACCCACCAGGATCTCGCTGGCAATCTCCCTGGTGGGGATCCGATCAATCAGGTCGTCGTTTTTGACGGCATGGCGCAGCTGCTGGAAGTTGATTGCAAGATCCTCCAGCCTGCTCTGCGGCAGCCGCTTGAAGACTGCCTCAAACGTATGTGTGCGGTAGCGGCCGTTGTCTACCTGCTCCCGAATCGTGATCGGCCAGGAGAAGGTCGGCGTTTGCTCAAGGATGAAACCCATCAGGTCAGCGCAATGGAAACTTCATCGTTACCGCTGCTGCCAGGCAGCGGACGGAATGGCAGCACAATGTGCTGAATACCATCACCGTCTTCCAGCGTTGGTGAATCAAATGCGCAGTTGCTGGCCGTGAATGTGGCAATGTTGCCAGCGGTTTGGCCATGCTGGAAGCTGATGGCGCCAGCAGTCTGCGCAGCTGCGATGGTATAAAAATCCTTTGTGCCAAGCGCAGGAAGTTCAACCGTGATCGAGCCGCTTGGCGCGCGATCCGTAATCATGACTTGCTTTGTGCAACCTGCCAACTGGCGGAACACCATATTGTTCGCCATATCAAGGCTAAACGCATTCATGCACGCGGAGTAGCTATGCACGCTAACGCTGGTGGTGCTGTCGGCATTGACTGCGACCGGCGTTGATTGATTGGAAAATGTTGTTGCCGGATTTGCTGTAGCAGTTGGCGCCCCATAGATCCCCATGAAAGTGAAATTCAACTTAGGAATTTCACCGGCACTCATTTCAATCGCCACATTGCCGCGCACGCCCAGGATCAGGTGCTTGATGCCATCGTTCCTGAAGTCCAGCGCCACGCTGCTGAAGCTGCTGCTCACT